AATACATCCACTGTTGTTAGACCGCATGGGGTATACGAAATGGTTGTAGTAACTGGGAACTGGGCAGGCAGTACCGTCCTTCAGTTTCCACTAACCCCAAGCCAACGCCGACGAGCCGACAGAAAGTTGTGCGGCATGAAGGATTGCACTTGCGGCGGGGTGTTGCGAGCGAATGCCGTCGATGTTCAAGAGCATCCAGATGGTGGGGTGACAGTTTCGATTAAGAAGGAGGAGGTAACAGCATGAACAAGCTATTAATCCTAGCACTATCCCCTGCCCTGTTACTGTTCAACAAGTCGGACAGTAAGGTGGTAGCCAGCTACTACCATGACAAATACCAAGGCAGGACAACGGCCAGCGGAGAGCCGTTCGACAACGCAGCCATGACGGCAGCGCACAAGACCCTCCCCTTCGGGACGAGGGTGCGCGTTGCCATCACCAAGGATCGGTTCGTGATCGTAAGGATCAATGACCGAGGCCCGTTCATCAAGGGAAGAGAGATCGACCTAAGCCAAGCCGCCTTCAAAAAGTTGTGTCAACTGGAGGCAGGTTTGATTAAGGTGCGGCTTACAGAATTAACAAGTAACAAGTAAGGAGCTAATATGAAAATCGAAACGTGCTCTAAGAAAGCACTAACCGATGCGGTGCTAGATAACTACGCCGCACTACACAGGCCAGTCTCCGTCAAGGAGAAGGGATCAAAGTTCATGCAAGGTGTGCATGGGATTATTCTCAGACCGCATGAGTGTTACATGGATTTGATCGGGCCGTTCAAGGAACCAGAAGACTTCTGGAATATATGTAATGACAAGTTCAGTGGTGACACCTTCATGGTAGTGCCACACTTGTCGGACATTAACCCAACAGAAGTAACGTGCAAGGATGAGCCATTCGTTTGGCAAGGTAACTACGAAGAATTCAAATCAACATGGGAGCTAGACTGACATGAAACAAGTAAGAGTATTAATCATCGACCCATTCAAGCGGCAGATATACGAGAAGCATATCGGTCAGGACAATGTACAAGAGATGCAGGCCATCGTCGGCGGTTACATAGAAGCTGTTGGCAGGTATGAGAACAACGACATCTTGTTCGTGAATGAGAACGGGCTGTACCTTGACGATCAGAAATTCTTTTCGTTTAAGGAGTTCGTTGACCAACCACTAGCTGGGGTCGGATTCCTTGGTGGCCACGATGATGAGGGCATAGCTCAGGATGCGAAGATGACTGAGCTAGACTTGGCAACCAAGGTGGAGTGGGTGGAACCTGCGTTATGATTGACACTAGCAAGGGCTACATTCCCCTGCCCCTCTCCATGCACAACAGGCGCAGCCTGTCAGCCACAGTGGGTGGCGTGATGCGTGCGTTGGGTTACCGGGATGAGGATCGAAAGACTGTCCATGATACTATGGAACAGCTTGATAGTTATCCGCAGGTGGCAGAGTTTGCGGTTGATGTAACCACAAGGATCGGCTGCCCTATCCGACTTGACCCAAGTAAGGATCACCTGCATGATCGGGGCACAATGTAAGGTTGTGGTTGATCTTACTTTGTTTACTTGGACGGGGGGGCTTCGGCCCCCTCGTTTTTTATTTCTTCTTCCTCTTAGCTTTGGGTTTTGTTTCCACTGGCACGATCAGGTTTCCCTTGGTGGTGAGGTCACCCCTCACCAGCATCTGAATGTATTGTGACCGTGTGATTCCAAGGCTCTCCGCTCTTTCATCTATTTCTTCCAGCATCTTAGGCTGACAACTGAATCCTACTGTAGCTCTCATGGCTGGAGGATAGTGACTCTTTGCGCCACAATGTTCAACACAACTTTTTAAAAAAAAATCAAAATAATTGTTGACGGGGCAAGGGTGACCAGTCACCCTCCTTGTGCTTCGAGGAGTAGCGACTAAGAAACGCCATGCCAAGCAGCAGGAATACAAAAAAGAAATCTATTGGAGTTTATGAATGGGAAACCAATATTGATAAACTAAAAGAGATTGCATCAGATGAGGGTATTACCTTCTCTGACTTAATCAAGAAGCTTACTAGGCATCACCTAGAGAAGCACAATAAAACATATAAAACAGATGAGAAATAAAAGCCAAAAGGAGGGGGCCAGCGATGACATCAAAGGTAAGGAATATGTCGAGTCAACCATGTTGACTTCACACTACGAGCAAACCAATAAGGTAGCCGCAAAAATGCTCACCATAAGAGCGGCTGTGATAATCGGCTTAGTATTGGCGGTGGCACAGTGGGCAGCGAGTGCCTCCTATGGAAAATACAGTAGCGGGTACTGGTTCTGGGAAACTAAAGCGGAGGTGTCGAGCTTGAAAAGTGAAAACCGTACTCTTTACCGTAGATACAAATCAGTCAAGACAAAGCTAACCGAAGAAACAAACGCCAAGGTCGATGCCCAAATGGAAGTTGCGAAACTCACAGACCTCCGTGAGCTCGACGAGGTGGAGCGCGGCCTTGCCGATGCTTCGCATGTGAGGCTGGAGGGTGAAGTAACTAGGTTGACCAGTGAAAACGCAGGGCTGGCGTGGAAAAATAGCTGGAAGGAAGAGACGGTGAAAATTATGTACGCCGTTCTACGCGACAACCCCATCGGACTGGAGCGCAGCCGCACCATGAATGTGCTTCGTGATGGGCCACTTGAGTTCATCAACTGGTCACATCCTGACCACATGGTTGAAGCAATGCTGAAGTTGGAGGCATGGAAATGTTTGGAGTGGGTCGTGGAGCAGCCACGTTGGTATAGCTGTCTGAACACGGACACACACTGCGCCCTCGTCAAGTGGGAGGAGGGGCATAAAAAAGACCAAGCGTTGCAAATTTACAACGATCTGCCTTTGTTAACCCAGCAAGCCATTGATCACCTAGCCGAGTCTGTCCGAAAAAACGGGGCGGAAAATACTTTGATTGATCAGGTTCTCCAGAGAGTGATCGACCTTTGACGGAGATTGATTTCTCCTTTTTGGCAAGGGTGACTAGTCACCCACTGTGCTAGTTAGAATTTATTTATTGTTAACCAAATGAAAAAGAGTCGAACGACAAAAACGAATGTGGCCGGGGCAAAGGTTGTCGCCATTGATCCCGGGGCACACCGCCTATTGAAAAGGTGGTGCATTAAATCAGGTGCTAAGATGGGGGCAGTTGCCTCAAAGCTAATCACTAGCGGAGTGAAAAAAGAAAAGAATATATTAACATGAATATTAAAAAAAAGAATGTGACCGTGCATGTAAGCAAGGATGAGAAGTCTGCCATTCAGCGTAGGGCTGGGTTTTATGGCATACCTGTCAGTCAGTATCTAATAAACCTGATCAAGGATGACATGGAGAGTAAAAGGCTAAAGGTGAGCTATGTTTAAAAAAGCAGAGCGGAGTAACCGCAAGCTACGAATGGCTATCGCTGGGGTAAGCGGTGGTGGCAAAACATACACGGCACTAAAGCTTGCCAGCTACTTGGGGAAGAGTACCGCATTACTGGATACCGAGAGGAGCTCGGCTGAAATCTACTCCAACGATTTTGATTTCGATGTTGCCCAACTGGTTAACCACCACCCGCAAAAATATGTGGATGCAATTAATCAGGCTGCTGATGGCAACTACGACACGCTGATCATTGACTCACTGAGTCATGCTTGGATCGGCAAGGACGGGGCGCTCGACCTAGTAAGCAAGCAGGGGCGCAGCTTCAACGCTTGGGGTAAGGTCACGCCACTGCTGGACAAGTTGACAGATACCCTTCTCGCATACCCCGGGCATGTGATTGCCACAATGCGTCAGAAGCAATCGTACTCTCAGGACAAGGATGACAAGGGGAAGACCACGGTAACCAAGGTCGGGTTAGCAACACAACAGCGGGATGGGATAGACTTTGAGTTCGATGTGTTTGGAAGCATGGACACGATGAACACCATGAGCATTGAGAAATCTCGCTGCCCCGATTTGGCTGGCCAGATGTTTGCCATGCCCGGGAAGGAGTTGGCAAAGATACTGATGGGCTGGCTGGAAGGTAGCCCAGCGGAACCAGTTAAATTTGAGCAGGCTAAAGAAGCGCCGAAGGAAAAGGTTAGCAAGTTATCTGACGAGCAGGTTGACAAGTTATCCAAGCTGTTCACTGGTCACGAAGAGAACGTGGAAAAGTTTTTATTGATGCGCGGAAAAATTAACAAAGGTGAAAACTGGAGGATGATAGACCCGCCATCATACGCTGATGAAATTCTGGATAAACCAGATGTTTATATATCTGCTGTGTTAGCACACACTAAGTAATTTTGACGCAGGTTCCCGGGCATAATGAAAGAACATAATGGCAAAGTTCATGTTTGTGTTGAGGAAAACAAAAAAGGTTGCACGCTCACGGCTGTTGTCTACGTCGATTGCAACTACCTGCGTCAAATATTTTTAACATGATTCAAGGTCACATAACAGTAGCCAAGGAGGAACCCGGGGTAGATGAACGAGGAGGGCTGCCATCAGCGAGTGGTTTGGCGCGGGTGGCAGCCTGCCCGGGTTCACACAAACTAGAGGCCAAGGTAATAACCAAGGAGAAATCATCTCCTGCTGCTGAGCGCGGGACTCGCGTTCACGCTAGGATGGAAGGGCTAGAGGTTGAGCTACTACCTGATGAGGAGTTGGTAGCTAAGGAGATGGCTGACTACGATGACATACTTCTCGACTGCGAAGAACTTATCAGGGAGGTGAGGCTTTGGTATTCGTGGAAAGATGGAGATCGCTTGTTCTCAGGGAAGATTGATGTCGGCGGCATCGACAAGGTAAGCGGAGACACCGTGCTTGTTAATTACAAAACTGGCCAAGGTCAGGAGTCAGTCGAGGGTAACTGGCAGGCAATGGCCGAGTCACTACTGTTCCACAAGTTCTACGGTAACGCTGGAAAGGATGTTGTCTACACATTTAACCAACCTGAGTCACCCTATAGCAAGGTGGTGAGTGGTAGGTTTACCGAGAAGGACTTAATGACTTTCGAGAAGAAGATTCTTTCCGCATTGTTCCTGTCAAAGGGAGCCAACCCTGCCCTCTACCCTAGTCAAGACGCATGTAAATGGTGCAAGGCTATTGCCATTTGCCCAGCCGCATCTTGGCGAGTGGACGATGCCTGCAATGATGACAACAAGGCGTTGACTGATATGTCTCCTGCCGACAGGGCGAACACCTTGATGCGATTGCAGGCTGCTGAAAAATTGGTTAAGTCTGCATGGGACACAAGAAAGGAGGAAGCTAGGGATTTAATCTCCTACAACTCCGCAGCTATTCCCGGTTGGAATCTCAGGAAAGGGAGGACAATAACAAAGCTGTCATCAACCGAAGCTGCTTATCATTTTGCGTGCGAGCTAGGAATTTCAGATGAAGATTTTTTTGGAGCTTGCACTATTAGTCTTTCCAAGCTGAATGCATTAGTAGGTGACAAGCAGGTGGTTGCTGGAGCGCTTGGCGGTTCAATAACCCAGAGCCAGTCAGTAAGTAGTTTGGTTAAATCTAAGTGAAGCCTGATTACCCCACAGTCGAGATCAGAAAGCACGAGTTCCAGCTTGCTAAGGACAAAGCGCGTGAACTTTACAATCACTTCAAGCCAAAGATTGAGCAGCGAGGGCGCAGCGGATCACACATTCAAGGAGTGAGTGAAAGATTAAAGAGGCTGGGCAACGATCAGTTAACAGGTCAACTGGCTCAACTGGCTGGAACTATTTACATGACGGGCAGCGACCAGATGTACCGCATCCAGAGATGGCAGTGCATGTTGACACCTGACAGGGGTGATGGTGGCTTCGACATACCCGGGCTTTGCTTGGACTGGAAAGGCTCAAGGCTTCGCCCCGGCTTACAGCCAATGAATTATGTGTTACCTGTTCGCCCAGACGAGAGGAAGGACAAGTGGGTTTACGCACTAGTTGTTGTCGATGTAATCAAGGGCGTCGAGGCAGCATGCCACATAATGGGTTGGTGTTCCGACAATGAACTGGACGGCAAGATACACACAGCGGGTTTATTTGAAGGGGCTTATGTTATTCCTTACCAAGACCTACATCCCCTACCCCAGATGAGGTGGGTGTTATGAGTATTAATTCAAAACAAAAGGGAGCCCGAGGTGAGCGAATGTTTCGTGACGAGCTACGAGCCGCAGGGTTTCACGGAGAAGGAGTGGACGCCACAATACGGGGATGTCAGAACGCAGGTCGAGGAGCAGGAGGAACCGTGGCTCCTGACATTATTGCCCCACTGCTTGCACGGTTTCACTGGGAGGTAAAATTTAGGGAGAAGGGAGCTCCCCGTCAGGCGTACATCCAAGCCAAGGATGACGCGCTTGCGAAACAAATACCCATTGTGGGGTTTAAGAAAAAACACACCGACTGGCTGGTTTGCTTATCACTGGAAGACTTCTTTGAGGTATGCAGGAACCTTCCAGCCAAGTGGTTAAAGGGCTTAGAAGATTGATAAATATACCAGAAAATTCAGATATGGAGCAGGCGCTTCTAGGTTGCATACTCCTAGACAAGGACGGTGTTGTCCTGCCAGAGGTAATCAGTAATCACTCATGTGTCAGGGAGTATTTCCATGACGTTAGGTGTAAGATTATTTTTCAGAACATACTCAGGCTGTTCGACCAAAATAAGAAGGTCGAGGAAATGTTCCTACTTAACTCGATTAAAAAGAACGAGGGGGTGGAAGAGGCTGGTGGTTCAAGTTTCATTCTCGCCTTACAGGACAAGACCCCCTCAGCTTTTAACTGGGAGCACTACGCAAAGGAACTCAAGGATTTCTACATCAAGCGAAAGCTGATCAGCATATCCAATGACACAATTGCAATGGCCAATATGGAACCTGAGGCATCCAAGGCGTTGGACATAGCACAGAAGAACATTCTCGCAGTGGCTCAGGAACATTCCCGGGCAGGCGAAAAGGATACCACGGTACTCGTTCAAGATTATCTGGATCAGTTGAACTATTTAAAGAAGCACGCAGGCGCGATGCTTGGTTTAAGCACGGGGTTTAAATACTTGGACAACGTAATGGGGGGGCTCAAGCCAGCGGAGATAACGATACTGGCGGCACGGCCATCAGTGGGTAAGACATCCTTTGCGCTGTGTATCGCAAAGAACATTGCAGTGAACTCCAGCAAGCCTGTCGGAATCTTCTCATTGGAGATGTCGGCAGCAGCGCTGATTCAAAGATTAATTCATGTGCAGGCTGGCATTGGCAGAAATGCTGCGCTCGACCATGAGTCAGTAATCGCCGCAGCAGCATCCACGATAAGCAATGCACCATTTCATATTGATGACCGAAGCGGATTAACCGTGCAGCAAATAACAGCAGCGGCTAGGCGCATGAAGCATCAACACAATATTGAGGCACTTGTCATAGATTACCTGCAACTGATTCGCTCCACGAGAGAGCGAGGCAGTCGCAACGATGAGGTGACTGAGATCAGCAATGGGTGCAAGGCGTTGGCCAAGGAGCTTAACATTCCCGTCATTGTTCTTTCGCAGCTTAGCCGATCAAGCGTGCAGGAAAACAGAAGGCCAAGGCTCTCCGATCTCAGAGACTCAGGCTCCTTGGAGCAGGATGCTGACCGAGTATGGATGTTGTTCAGACCGATGGATTATGTGGTGAACGACGATGACAAGGTGCAGCCAGTTAACCTAGCAGTTGAGAAAAACAGGGACGGCATCAGCGGGGTAACCATTGACCTAGCTTTTCAAAGAAGCCTGACAAGGTTTGTCGAGGCAAAGGTAGACGCATGAAGAAGGTGATTCACATAAACCAGCATGTCATCAGGAGCAACAAGAAGAACAACGAGGACAAGCCAGTGATAACTGTGAAGACCTACAAGAGTAACGAGTATGCAAAGTCAGTTAAAATTAATGGGCCATCTGTTGTCAGGTATAGCCCTGATAAACCGCTGAGTTGCGGGGCAAGATGCTGGGTGGAAACAGAAGCGGAGGTAGAGATTGGTAGATGAGAGCGAGATACTTTTGGCTGACGGGCTGGAGGAAGCGTTCATTGGTGTGGCCCAGCAGTTCAATAAACACTTCGCCGTTTACGACAGGGAGAAGGCCGTCAAGGTGTTCATGGATCGCGATGATATGACAAGGGAGGACGCCGAGGAGTGGTTTGAGTTTAATGTGGTGGGTGCATGGGTAGGTGAGAATACTCCTGCATTCGTCACGCAGTGTTCGTTTAAGGAATTAGCAACAGGAATAATACATGAGTAAAAAAAGCAAAATAGCAGAGAGCGGAATCAAGCAGGTTCAGAACGATGGCTCCGAGCCACTAACTGACCCAGCCGAAATACAATACCTTGATCGCAGTGCTACGCCGTGGCTAATAGATACCTGCTTCAAGATGCTTCATGTGTGTACCCACATGGCAGACAAGCAGGGTGTGACAGACTTGAGCAAGGTCGCTGAGCAGTTTAACAAAGGGTTCCCAAATCCAATACCTGTGGAGCGCATGGCAGATTTAATAAAGATGGCAAGGACTATGGTGAAATATCCAATGCCCATGTCTGTCAGCAAACAGGCTTTTGTTCTGATGAGTATTTACGAAATCGTAAAGGAAGCTATGGAGCTCGACTCGGTAGATGAGATGAAGGAAAAAATTAACGAGGTGCACAATATAATAGATGATATGTTTCCTGAGCCCGACGAAGAAGAGACTTCCCCTGAGGCAATCGAAGCCTTCAAGAAGGAGATGAAGAAGCGAGGCGTGAAGGTTGAGGAGGTGGCAAAAGATGGAAAGTGATCAACAGTTAACGGTCACTGTCCCGATGTGGGTAAACACCAAGAAGGCAGCCAGTATTATTGGGGTTAGCGATTCATACATATCCGCTATTAAGAGGGGGATGGGGATTTCTCGGGCAAGAATTTTCCGATTGGATCGCCTTCTTGAATGGCTGGAAGAGAACCCTGATTTCCGAGCGGTAGATGCGTACCGCCAAAAGCAGCCTTCAACCCTTGAGCAACCTTCACAATCTCATCAGGTTTAATCTTGATGTAGATGTCATGGACTAGGCTTGATGCGTGATTCACATACCGTCTCGCAAGCTGCTCTGGGATACCTGCCAACGCCATGCGGGTTATGCAGGTTCGCCTTGTGTCATGGAAGCTGTGCTGCCCAAGCCCAATAGACTTAAACAGCGTGCTGAAGTTTGATGTCATTGAGTTCTCAGATACGTCTAAAGCATTTGAGCCATTGTTGATTATCTCCTCAAAGTAAGGGGTAGCTAATGGGCAAATAGGAACTTCATGGTTTGCGTACCCCTTCTCCATGAACACCACCATCCCGGTTCTTAGGTTTATCTGGTGGGCGTGCATTCTTGTGGCTTGTATCCTAGCCCCGTGATAAATGCCGAGGGCGAATGATATGGTCATCCACCGTGGCCAAGGGATGGAAGCCTTTGCTGGGGGTTTGCTGGGGTTACTCAAATACCCCCTTGGGGAGCGTGACGGAGCGTTTAACTCAGCCCAAATTAAATCCAACTCGTGATCGTCAAATGGATACCTGATTCTTTTTCTAGTCCTGCCCCTCAGGCGGTAGTCTATCAGGGGATTGATTGAGCAGTATTGTCTCTTCACTGCCTCGTGCATTATCGTTCTAAGTTTTCCGAAGTTGTTGTTAAATGTCGCCACGCCTGTGTTCGGCTTGAGCTTTTGCCATTCGTCCACGCAGATGTCCCATGCCTCAGCGGTAAGCTCAGCAGGATGCTCGATGTCCTGAGGGATGAGCACCTCGCCGTAAAAAAACATCCACATGCGGATCGTCTCGTTGTGCGTTTTCTTATGCGTCCACCTTCGCCGCACAAAATTCGGAACCCACTGATCCCAGTGTGCAGCTTTGCCTCCGCTAATGGAGGATCGCTTCTCATTCGATGTAACCTCCAAACGATAGAGCTCGGCGTTCGTTTGCTCCTTCTTCCATCGAACATTGAAGATGACCTGTTTCTTCGCCTCCCCCAGCCGCATCTTCTTCTCGATTACTTTCTCCCACGCCTTCCTGTCTCGGTAAAATCGGGTAGCATGCCTCTGTCTAATACCATTAGAATCTGTGTAGCTAATGTAATGGAAGGGGGATTTGTTCTGCTTGAATAAATGAGCCATTTTAACGGCGGCGAGTATGACACGGTATGACACAGGCGCAAAGACCTATGTGAATTATTCGGCCAAAGTATTGATTTTAATATTGAAACATATCACAAAACCCCCTATAAAGAGGGCAGTGCAATATCGTAGTAGGTATACATTTTAATATTAAAAGCCTTAACTGCCTTGAAGCAAACAGTTTATGATTAACACAAGTATGTCAGAGTCGGACACAATGCTTATTCACATGGATAAAATACCCCCAAACCTGTGCAGAATCGTTGCTCGGAAAGGGCGTAAGGCCATGACCAATCAAGAGATTGCTGATGCTTCGGGACTCACCATTAAGCGGGTCGGAGAAATAGCAAAGCTGACCTCATGGGGCAAGGTGGATGTGGGTCAGGCCAGCGCCTTTGCTGCTGCCTGTGGGGTAGACCTGATTAAGCAGGGACAGGTCAGGAAGTATTTAATGCGGAAGGAGGGCTGCCGCCTAGTTCACCTAGAGAATAGCCCCAACAAGAAATATCTAACAGAGCTATGCAAAATAAAAAGAAAGACCTAAAAGGGAGAAACCTTCCATCACTCGTCTACCAGTTCATCAACTGGAAGGCTGTCACTGCGTCCAAAAACACCTTGTTGGCTTACGAGGGATCGCTTGAGAACTATTTAAACTACTGCTACGAGAGGGAATTAGACCCCTTGGCTGCTCAGACGGTTAACTCATGGGTCGCTCACCTCAGGGTATCCAGCAAAATAAAGAGGAGAAAGGGATGCACCATTAATAACTACGTTGGAAGGCTCAGCGCCTTCTTTGAGTGGGGAGTTAACATGGACTACTTCATCAAGAATCCCACCAAACTAACCCCCAAACTACCGCCTGAGCTCTCACACGTTCGCGGCTTCACGGAGGACGAGGTGAAGAAGCTGCTGGTATCTGCTGGCAAGGATGAAACCAGAATGTACTGGCCCCCTATGATCCTGCTCGGCCATCACTATGGTATGAGGATACAGGACTGTGCTGAGTTCTCAGCGACATGCGTGGACTGGAACCGCAACAAATTTACATTCATCCCCCAAAAGCAGGCCCGTAAGGAAATCGAGCTACCCCTGCATGCAGATGTGGCGCTCGCCTTGAGCGGCTTAACCCCGGGAGAGCGGTATTACTTTCCGTTAGCTGTCAAGCGCTACCTCAGTAACAGTGTGACTCCTGAGTTTAAGGCTTTGGTGAATGATGCGGGGCTCGACAGTAAGCTGACGTTTCACTGCCTCAGGCATGGGGCTGCCACCAACATGATTAAAGCAGGGATAAACCTGACTACTATAGTGGAGATTATAGGATGGACATCGACGGCCATGCTTCAGCGATACCTTGACAGGGACGAGGGGGAGATTGCCAAGCTAACCATGAACGGATCGGTAATCTCACCGCTGCCTCAGTGCTCTACGCCCTGAGGTTCTCCTGCTTACGCGATTCATGCTTCGACTAACTACAGGGGTCTTCGACGAGTCGCTGCCTGATCCAAAGATTGAAGTTAGATCAAAAATCTTATGCGCTGTCTGCCAGTTTTGCAGGCTACTTCTGATTGTCGAAGCATCCTTTTCAGTGGCGTGAGCTATGTTTTCGTAGAATGTTTTACGATCAGGTCTGTACTGTAATGCTTTCGATACAGGGTTTGCCGTGGAAAAGGATGACTTCATGTTCCTCTCTACCTGTTCCCTGCTTAGCTTCCTGCCAGTGGCCTCCTCCCTGACGTAACGATAAGTATCTATTCCCTCGTTATACAAGCGGCGAGCCTCGGCCCAGTCACCATCAGCTACAGCAGCAGCCCACATTTCTTTAATCGGAGTAAACTCATCAGGGACATAGCCCATCGCCCCGCCCGTGATTGGTCTTATGGCTTTCGCATCTGAGTATGTTGCGCGGATTGCGCGGCGAGCATTGTCGTTCTTGGTCTTAGCCTTTTGCCACTTAGAGATACGGTAGGTTACTGCCCGACTGATTGGCAGCAAACGATTGATGGCGGCAATGCCAGTCTGCTCTAAGTTGCCTGTTGACTTGCCGTTAACAAAGAAGTCAACAGCAGCGCCGATTTGCCCAGTCACCAAGCCAGCGGGAGTGTGCTGTGCCCTACCCGGGAGGTCATTCCAGTATGCATTTAGGCTGGAGCCGATCAGCGGTATGGACTGAGTGGCTAATGAAGCGTATGCAAAAAACTCATCCTTCTGCAAACCAGACTGCTGCCATCCTGCTGTCTCGTTTGGCAGTCTTGTTATTCTTCTGCGACCATAAAGCCCTTCATCTACCCCACGCATTAACCACTCAAGAATCCAGTTATCAGGAATACCGAAAGCGATAGGGGCCATGATCAGCATAAGCATCTGCACCCTGCGCTTGGCTTGCATTCCTGATTCCCCACCTGTTGAAGATGTCGCCTTCATCCAGTTTTGTAACTGGTTGAAACTCCACCCAGTCAAGGCAAACATAATTGAATTAAGTCTGCTCTTTTTCATCCACAAGGGTCTGTTCGATGGCGTGGCAATGTTGTTGCTCATCACCAGAACAGCGGCCATTCGGTCTAACTGGCTTTGATTAAAAAGTTTCTCCTGATTACGGGAAGCTTTATCGGGGGCAGAGGCCAGCCTTTGCCAGTAGTTTTTAACTTGCTGCTCAAGGTTGGTGATCCCAGCTTTGGATAAAAATGTAAGTGCCTCGTTATAGGTTGTGCCGTTCTGCTTTAGTAGCCCCATGAAGTTACCAAGCAACTCCTCTGGCTCTAAAGTTTCTTCAAGATTAATGCCCTGCTTGATTCTGTTTGCGTAAGCCAGCTTCGCCTTGCGTTGCATGTTGTGACCAACATGTGCAGCTAGGTTAGCCAGTAAGTTGTTGGCAGCTACATCTCCCATGCGCTGCATCAATGGACGCAACAAAACATTCAACCCAGCTTCCCATGCGCCAATCCCCTTGCCGAGCCCACGCCAGAACAAAGCCTTGGCTGGGTTCATCTTGGAGGATTCCTCTGCCTGCGTAGGTGAAAGAATCCTGCCACCAGTTTCCAGCAACTCATCGAAGTTAATGGATGTCTGCTCAGGAGTTGTTGGCATGCCCAAGCCTTGACGCCTCAGCATCTCATATTCCCGTGTCCTGCTTGGGAGTGTCTCAGCAAGCTCCTCGATTGTAGGCGTGAGAAATGCACGAATAGCGCCATACAGTGAAGGGGGATGCCCGTCGATACCTGTCCCTCTCTGTACTGCTTTCCATGTGCCGATAATGGGTAACTTGTATGTGGCTATCTTCGCCCCTGATACAACAAATGATGCTCCTCCTTTTATGACAGATACCATCATGGATCGGAGGATCGTATTAATTATCGGCATGATACCCGTGCCCCCTTGAATCATCTGAACCGCAAGCGCACCGTTGATCAGGGTGTCGGTGTAGTTACGAATGGTGGTCATAGGGTTGGCAAGCAAGCTGCCAACCGTTACACCCCAAGCGCGTTGAGCAAGGTTTGGTAATGAATCAACAGAGTAATCTGATCCCCCTGCTGAACCATAAACCTCTCTAAAATCTCTGATGTATTGGCCAAGGTTCTCGTACTGTTTCGTCAGTTGAAATTGTACGCTGTTATCACTAACGATTTTAATGCCGAGCTCTTTGGCAATGGCCTTCTGAACCTTCCTTGAATATCGGTCAGCCTTCTTGCCCTTCTTACCAAGCTGGTTCATGTACTTCTTGGCAAGCGTTTCAAGCTGGCTAGTGTTTATCAGTTCACCAATCTCTGTCTGTGCTGACTCCAGCGCAGTAATTACAGCCTGCGCTGCTGGCAACTGACCTTGAGAAACAAAACTCTGAAACTGCTGCTCATTGTTGAAGCCATAGGTGTAGAAAAAGGACGGAGCAATCTTGTCTCTTCTTCCCTCAGTGAGACTTGAGATTCCTTCGGTGGTAGATATTTGAAGGAACGGGTTTTTATTATTGTTTTCCTTGTCAAACTTACCAGCCAAGTTGTCCAAGACTGGAGCAAACTCTTGCATCAGTTGCTCCTTGATTGAAGGAACTTCTTCTGTCCCTGTTTCAACTCCAACACCTGCCGCCTCAGCCAGCCTACTGGCTATCAACTGTGCAGTTAGTTCAGGCTCGTTGTAGGTTTCAAGTAGAGAGCCATCCCTGATCTCTTCGCCCACCATACTGTAAATGCCTTCATTGATTGAAGCGTCAATACCAGAGGCAGTTACCCACTCGGGGTTACGATCAGATATGAAACTAATTAACGCCTGTGTCCCTTCCTCACCTGCAAAGATTTCATCGAACAAAGCCTTGCCAGTTTTACCTGCGTTAACCTGATGCTTGTATTGAGTTATAAACGACCTGCCATCTCCACTAAACCTGCGAGGCAGCATTGCTTTACCTCTTCTTAATGCCAGACGCTTAATGCTTCGGCGCTTAACTGCTGCATCTGTGACACGAAATGGCTGAGTGCTTTCATCCTGCTCGGCAATATTCTCGTTAAAGCTGTAAGCCTCGTCGGTTATCATGTCTTCATACTCAAGGAGAGCCATATCCTCCTTGGTGACAATCTCTCCGTTCGGCAACACCTCGCCAACTTTGTAATTCATCCCGCCCTCCTGCCATGAATCACGCAGGTATCGGCCTACATTCTTTTCCCATTCATCAACGCCTCTTATTTTTTGAGCCTCTTTGGATTCATTGAAACTAAAGAAAACTGTATCATCAGCAAACCTCCCCTTTCTCGATTTCGCTGCACGCAGCAAGAGGTTTGTCCATTTAGCCTTGTGCCTTTCCCTCCAGCTATCGAACCACACATAATACATGTCGTGCTTGTCGATGAAGCGCCTAGCAATCTTGGCTCCGCGAGTAGGCAGGTTGTCCACCATGTGGCCAAGGACGCCAAAGAACGTGTTACGAAAAAGTGTTCTCTGGTTTGTTGGCGTGTTCCAAATTAAATCATTTACAAATGTATTGTGTAATTGCTGTAGAGTGTTCCAGTAGTATTCCCAGTAAGGAGATGTTGGATTACCTTCGGCATCCATGTTCTCCTCCAACCAGCGCTGAATGTCCTTTGCTGCGTTATGGGCTTTCTTAATATTATCATTACCTTTCTCCCCGGTAATAACATTAACCTTAACTACGTTGTCGCGCTCTGGGCTTAACTTGTCAGGAGGAACAGGGATGTAAATACTTCCATTAGAGAAGTCTTCATAGAAGTGATTCTCTACTAACTCTGGCCGATCATCCACCTTCGCCTGCAATGCTGTCAGCCTTCTGAACTCGGTTATTTCTGGATCATTAATAACAGACTCGGCTGCTGCTGCTGCCTCTTCCAAATCGGCGGCCATTTTAAGCTGGCCAAGAACAGTGCCCATTCTTTGCTGGGCAACGTACCTTGTCCTGCCTTCTTCTGTGGACAGGTCAACGACCTCTTGGAATATCTCAGCGATCTTTTGCCTGCGAGTTGCCTCATCACCACTGTTAATCGCATCGAGTATCTCCTTAATCTTCGCATCGGATTCTTTCTTTGCCTCAAAGAAAGGCATCGACTCGATGATTGCGTTTGTTCGGATGGACTTGTTCGCCACAAATAATGCTGAAGCTGTCCTCCATAAGTTCTCATCCTCTACCCTTACACCTAGATTTGTAATAAAATCAAATATCTCATTGCTTAACCGAATAATCTCTCCGCTGTCGTGAAACTGGTCGGATATGTCTGGCCTGTTGAACAACTCAATTCCAGCCTTATCCTTGCTCAGTATGTTGGTGAGAGTTGTGATAGCCTTGTTGAGCTCAGGCACTGTGCTAACTGCGGCCTCTAAATTTTCCACTGACCCAATCATTTGAGCCAGCATGTTGATCGTTGGCCCTGTTGAGGTGGCATCAACTAAAGCGTTCTCAAGTGTTTTTCTTATTTCGCTATTAAGAATAGCGGCATGATTGGTTTTCTTGATGTCCTTGGCGGCAAGGTTAAGTGTCTTTTTAAATGTAGGAGAACTAACAAATTTAAGTTTTTCATCAGCGCGTCTGCGTAACTTCTTAGCTCTGTTCTCCATCTCCAGTATGAAGTGATAAGCATAAAGGGCAGTTGCCTGAGCAAGCTCAGGCTTATCATCTTCCATGAACCGCTGGATTGTCTGCTTGTACTCTGATGAGCTAGGCAGCGAATCA